CTCAATATCAAATACTAGTTTCATCAACTTTCCTCATTTGTTTTGACATGTTGTAAATAAGATATGCAATACAATCTCCGTAAGCATCATCTAATGTTTTATTATAAAACAATTCAGACCAATGCTGCAAAGAATCTGCTAATTCAGAATATTTACCATTACCCAAATCAAACTCTAAATTATCTAATTCACTTAAGTTTCGATTTATCATACATAATATCCACTTCTGCTTCTCTATATATCTCATAAGCTTCATACGCTTTATGAACAGCTTGGCGTATAGACATATCTAAATGATATTCTCTATACATTCTAGCCATACGTCTTATATAAGCTTGTTCAAACTTTTTTATCACTAAGTAACCTCTTAATTAAGTAGATATGGTCTTTAAGGTCTCCGCAGACATTATCTAAAACTTCTGATTGATATGGTTCAGTTTCATGTAACCAATGCATAGCACTTTCCATACAGTCTAAAGCCCGTTCAATATCAGGTTTAACCTTAATTAGTGCTTTTTGCTGTTCTAAGAAAAAGATATCTTCTGCTTCAGTCATATAGGCGCTCCATCTACAAAATCAGGCCATTCTTTATTTGGATCATAAGTTTTTGAAATATTTTTTTCAAACTCATAATCAGATTTAAAATGAGATATTAACTCCATAACTGTTTTTTGAGCTTCTAAGTCATCATTAGCAGCTATAGCTATGCTAATTAGCATTAACTTATCATGAATTTCTTTGTTTGTCATCAATTACCTCTACTAGTCGATTAGCGTACCATTCGATTTTTTTAGCGTCTTGTAAAGAAGCGTCTTTTTTACCTAGTCTCATAGCATATTTAAATATATGCCCTAATAGATGAGCTTCAACACCTTTATGTTGTTTAAGAATGTATTCCATAAGATCTATATACTCTAAACCATCAGGAAATTTAGCGTAGGCTTCTTTTGGGATCATTTTGTAGTGTTTTGGATTGATAATTGCATCTTGTTCTTTATTAGACATATCATTGAAGTTTCCATGAAAGTCTATTTTTTCTTTATATTTTAAATCAGGCTGTTTTTTCATGTTTCCTGTACGATCTGTTAAATCATCTTCTGGGTATATAGTAATTAAGCCAGTTTCTTTAGCAATGCGTCTTTCTATTCGGTTCATATTAATATATGTTGACCAATCATGTATGCATCGTTGTGTACTAGCTACATATAACAATATACTATTTGAATCATTTGATTCATGAACTTTTATTACAGGGGTCATTTTATTAGCTGTCCAATAAGACCAACAATCTATAGCCTGTTGCCAATTATCCCCAATATAGTCTATCTTATCATTGTTTTTGTTTCTGTATACTTTATACTGCAATATTACCTGCCTTTAGTTTTTGTATATGAATTTTAAACTCTGCTTTATTGTCAAAACCATAAGCTTGAGCTGATCTTTGTTCTGCCTCATAACGAGTAAAACCTGCATCGTATTCTAATATAGCTGCTCTTTCTTCAAAGCTATCATCTAGTCTCTGCCAATCATTAGGATCCATATAATATGTCCTCCTCAAACCAATCGCCGTAAAGCATAATGAGATATTCACTTAACCTTTTAGAAATTTCTTTATTTCTTCTAGGATTATAGATGCTTAATATATCACAAAAACTCCATCTAGGTTCATCTGAGCCTGGAAAATTTGAACCACCTTGAGTTACTCTTGCAATTATCTCTATCTCAAACTCATGCGTACCTTTCAACTGTTCTATCACAAAGTTCTTCTGTATTTCGTGCGATACCCCTGCCATTGAACACCTCTATAACTGGTTGATTGTTAACTTTAGTTAATATAGCCATATCTGCACTATATATTCTCTCTTTTGTATCTGTAAATACAAAATGTTCGTATTTATAAGGGTTATACGTTACTAACCTTTTATTCCCATTTGGAATTATATATTCAAGTAAGTCATGACCTCTAACAAATGCGTGTACATTCTTCTGTTTTGTTTCTAATACTCTTTTTCGTCCTGCTTGCTGTACTGCAAACGTAGGTGATATAACCACTACACGAGGTGAATGTTTTATTACTTTTCCGTAATTTTCACCTTGTCGGGACTTTATTGAAAATATTTTATGGTGGAGATTATAATATACTTCAATTTTCATTATCCACCTTTTCTTTTATTCCAATTATATTTACTGAAATGTTTACCTTTATTATCATAGGGTCTCAATTCTCTTTCTAATTTTAGTGCTTCTTCTTTTGTAAGACCTTCTGCAATAGTTTCTATAATAACTGAGTCGTAGTATTTATTCATAAAGTCGTGAACTCTTCGTTTAGATCTGGCTTTATTAGGATCAAGTGCTTCAGGTATTTCAATACCATATCGCATACCTAAACCAATTTCGGTAAGTTTAGTTACTCCAATGTAGCCTTGATGCTTACCTCTATGTTGAGGAACATGCGCCCAATAAATACGATATTTACCGTCTTTATTTGTATGATTATATGCTGTAGTCATGCAAGTAGTTAAATTAAGTATATTCGATGCCATCTTCATATGCCTTTACTATTTTGGTTTCAACAATTCTTACACCTGTATGCCCGCCATTTTTATAACGATCATACCATATTGTTGCTTCTTCATAACTATAGTAACCTGCACCATAAGGTTCCCACCACCAATCACCATCTTCATCTTTCAACCAAAGATGTATTTCATACATTCGTGGACTAAATCCCATTTTATTCTTCCTTTTTCCAGTATGTGAAATCTGAGTCAGTTTCTATATCTCTAGATGATCTATAATAAAAAGTTACATTATAATCAGGGTACAAATATTGTTGTTTTATTAATTCTGCAACTTTTTTAATACGAAAAGGATCGTCATCTTCAATTCTAAAGAAAAATCTATAAGAGTTACTACTATCATAACTATTACGACCATCATACTTCGATACATTAATCTTGTACATCATCATACACCTTTATTAGCTTTGATTTCTTACTAACTTGCCAAATATCTATAGAACTTATATCACTTTCTTTAATGAGCATTTCTGCTATTTCTTCGGCTTTATCTAAGCTTGAAGAATAATCATAAAACCCACCATTAACTTCAATTTCGTAATAAAATTCTTCTATAGTTTCTTCATCCTGCATGTTCAATACAAGCCTCCACTGCTTCATCTAATGTTTTATGAACTTCTGTTGCCATTGCTGTCATAAAAGGATTTAAGGTGTCAATAGGGGCTACCCATATAATAATTACTTTATTCTTCATATGAGCAAACATGACTTCAGCAGCAGTACCTTGACCCTTAATCCCTGGAAGGTCTCGCATATCTACAAGTAATACTTCACAACGAGCTATATCTCTTAAGTCTTGTTTAAAGATTCTATTGGCGATATTACGATTTAATCCTTTATCATTAAGAATTTGTTGATGATAACTAATACGCCTAGTAGGATCAAGAACTTTAATATCTGCATCTAATAATCTTTTTTGAGCATAACTTCGCCATTCTTTCATATCTCGTGCATCTAATCCAGCCATAGGCCCAGCTAAATATACGCCTCTGCATAATTCCATACTACTTCCTTAATAAAAAAGGGGGAAACCTTTATAGTCTCCCCCTAAGTTGTTAATTATTAAAAGTCTAAGTCTTCTAACTCATCTTTGGATGCAAATTGATCTTCATCTACGCTTTGATTGTCAGCTACTTTAATGACCTCCATTTCAGTCATTTCAAAGTCGTCTTCTCTTGGTTTTGGTGTATATTCTTTTAATGTTGTTACTTGTACTGCCATAAGCATTGAAGCAATACCTTTACGACCACCTACTTCGTAATTATACTGATAAATACGAACATTACCAATAGAACCATTACCTAATGTATTTGGATCAATAGGTGATAAATCACCACCTACTAAGTTAACTGGATTTTGTGGTTCTCCACTAGCTTTCTTAGTTTTCTTTTTAAGAGTTGCTTTGTAGAAAACGCCATTGTCATCATCATCTGTTTTGACATTAACGTTTAAATCTTTCCATTCTTTAGCTTGCTTTTTATCACGAGTACGAATTTGAACTTCCCATGTAGGGTTGTTAGCATCAAACCTTGCATTAGGTTTGCTTTCGTCTAGTTTAGCAAAGAATAATTCTACATTTTTAAGAATAGCCATATTTTCTATTTCCTCTTGGATATATGTTAATAGTTAGTTTTTAGAACAAATGTTCTTTAACGTCAGGTATTTTTTATTTAATAATATCAACTAGTTCATCAATATTATCATCGTACATTTCTATGTAAAAGTCGTCATCAGACTCATGCATATTTACACCAGAGCACATAGCACCAAAACCGTCTTCCCAAACATCAGTGACGGTTGCAGTTGGTATTTCTGGCATTGTTTCAAAAGCTTTAATTCGGATAATACTGCCCTCTTTAAGCAAAGGCAAAGTCCGACTTAAGGACATCTCTGACATTCAAGTTCCCTTTTTCTGGTATTAAATCTTCTGACTTTAGTTGTTTAAGAATATTTTCAAGAGGTAAACTCTCATATAATTCAACAAACTTTTCTCTTACATGATAAAACATATTATCCATGTTTCCAGCATGAGATCCAAAAGAATCATGAACAACTGTTACAGGATAATTAGCATCATGTATACACATAGTTAAATGAACAGCATCAAGGCTATGCACAATATTAGGCGCAGCACCTGTTTTCTGTTTAGTTTCATTAACGGTGGTTTCTTCCCAAACTTGCAATTGCACTTTTAAGATATCATCACCGTATTTTAGTTCTGTACGTTTAATAGTAGGCTTTCTATAAGCTTGTACTACTGGAAATCCAGTAATAGGTGAAATCCAACTCATGTGTACTTTTCTCTTGTTTGCTCTTTCGGCAACCGTTTGGAATAGTCTTAACATTTTAGCTGGCCCTTTAAGCTCCTCATAACAGGTATTGTACACTAAAGCGCCAAGGAGTGCGCCCCAGAGATGCTCTTTATCTCTTAGATACTCTGATATATCACGAGTGTCTTCTATTACCTGCTGGCCCATACCGTAGGACGTACCACCATAGCCAAGCGTCATTACATTTCGCTTAACTGTTTTTCTTTGCACTTTCTTGTCTTGAATATTATGCCAATAAACTGCAAACAATTTCTCACGAATATCTCTATTTTGATTTCGCCATGTTTGTGCAGCTTGAAAAGCTAAAGATTTTCTTTCAGACTTATCAGGTGCAGTGTCATATGCTCTTTGCAATGATACAGCTTTTTTAAAGACTTTTTCAAATCGATCTATTGTTTCTTTATCTAAACTATCGACCTTACTTTTTAGTCTTTCCCAAACCTTATCTGCTATAAACATATAAACATCTCCAGGCAAATCACTTGGAACAAGATTTACTAAAGGTGCTACTTCATCATCTTGAGACATAGCTACAAGGTGTTGAACACCATTATTAGAACCATCAATATAAACAGGCAAACACGAAGGAAAGTCTTCTGTATTTCCTTCCCATTCTGTTAACATTTTAATTTCATGACAAGCTGCAAGAAAGCTAAATGGTTTGTCTGCTTTCATCCAATCAGTGCTTGTCATTGGGTTTGTAGCATACTCGATAAATTTTTCTGCATTATCTATCACAAATTGCACTCGATCATCAAGACTTATTTTATCATTACCCCAAATATTTGCAGTATGCACATAAAGCCAGTAAACACCCTGTTTACCTAATGGCACTGGTTCATCTAACAGCAATAAGCCTTTAGCATTGTCACTAGACTGCTCGTGTAAGAAAGCTGTGTTAGGGTAAATGCGACCTCGAAAGTCGAGGTTATACAAATGATAAAAAGCTTTGTTTATGTGCTTCTCTGCTAGCCTCTGAATAGCTTCTGCTTCAATAATTAACGAAGCCCGTTTAATTGGATCAATTTCCTTTGTAAACTTAAAAGGATTAACTTCAGAGTGCATACATTGTTTATAAACATCAAATACAAAGTTGTTAATACGCCAACCTGTCTCATTTAGCTTATTCAATGTATCTACTAAGTAGCTCATATCGTGATCTTGATAATATTTTAAAGCATTATCGTACCCCTTTTTAATTACACTTATACCTGTTTCTTCATGGTAAGAATCTTTAATCCATGGTTTAGGTGGCGTGTTAACAGGAAACATATCACACTTTTCAGTATCGACTAAATCCATAAGCATTTTAATAGCTTGCCAATCTTTAGCGAAAAGAAAGAATGATCTATGTTTATCTTTTTTACCATTTCTATAAGTATGTTTCTTTCGATATCCAAGTATACCTAGCTCAATAT